CACACTTATACTTAATGTCTGCGGCTGTCAGACCAGCACTTAATCCATCTCCAGGCGCTGGCGGGGTGTATGTGATTGCCACACCAAGTTCTGTCTTACTTGAAACAACATAAGCCCAGTAGTGGTACTTAGAGTCCATGATTGTTTCGAACTTGCCCTTTGAACCATAGTTTGCGCCTGACATCTGAGTCAAAAGAGAAGTGCCGGTTCCAGCGTAGGCATCGGTCGCAATATCTGTAAGCGCATTGATTTTAGCTAATCCAACATTAGATAGACTAGCAGAAGAGTAACCCGTAACAGTGATAGTGCCTGTAAGCCCGGTAAGAGTGCTACCAGTAGGCCAAGTGCTACCTCCATTGAGAGCATTTTTTAATGCGGCATGAATAGGTCTTTCAAACTTCGCAATATAGGGCAAAAGTGCTGTGCCATAGTTTGTGGTGTTTGTTCTTGTGTGACCATCACCGCCCCACTGCATATCAAGCAGATAGAAATCAATCCAGTAGTCGAGGTCACGTTTACACTTCAATTCGATGGTTGAAGCAGTGCCTGGTAGTGAAAGAAGCGTCGCTAGATCCGAATAAAAGTCTGGATTAGAACCCGTTATCTTTGCTAGGGCAGCGTCGATGATAGCATATCGGCTATCTTGAACAAGCTTTCTATCTTTAGGAAGATTATCAGCGGCAATGGTGGTAGCGGCTTCACTTGCACCTAGACCTACAATACGATAGTCATCGTTCTGGGTAACTTGAACACTACCCGTTGGATCACCGCCGCGATATAGAAGCGGATCGGTTGAGTCAGCGTTACCATAGGGAGAATTGGGTGATTTAATAAGAGACTGTGAGCGCCTTACAACCGAGAAGTTGTCTTCTTGGCTATTGTCCCTTGTTTCCCAGAAGTACCCATCAAAGTTATCGTAGATACCGAATTTACGAATAGAGGGATTCTGTGAAAAAGATTTTTGCGATACGCTTGACTTAATACCAAACGTTGCGGCTGATACACGACCAGGTTGATACCTGAAGAAGCGTTTAGATGTCAAGACAGCACTTTTATTACGTGGAGCCTCTACAAGTGCGCCAGCTTCGTTTGGTAAGTGCTTGATTCCGTAACCGGGAACATGATACTCGGGACTAAGCGACCACTCAGACGGGTTAACGTCATACGTGTTAACGTCTGCGAAGATACCCAAAGCAACTTCAGCCCGAGGAATACCCAAGAGAGAAAGAGCGACCTCGGATTGAACTTTATTCTGTTCTACTACGGGAATGGGTGTCTGGTCTGACGCCATGACTACCGGAATAGATTTCCCTGCGGGTTGTGGCCCCGGTGAAACAGGAGTAGTTCTACCCACGTTTACTACACTAGCATTATTATTTACATTCGTTATGCTTGACATATTAGATTATCCTTCCTTGTGCCATCACAAAGGTATCGATTATATTTAGTGAACCGCCAGCCCCGACGTTCAGGCCAGCCCCACTGCCAGCGCCGTGGAACTTTATAACCACTGTCCTTTCTCCTCCGTCTTCTGCACCAATAGACTGAACAGTGCCTTCGAATACGTTATTTGGGTTAGACCAACCGTAGTGTGTCGATCCTTTGAATCTGACTCTTTGATTGAGTGCCAAATACAATGTACTTACTGTAGTAATGCTATAGGTGTCACCGGACCAAGATCCAGTTCCCTCTATCGTGGCAGCGGTAACTTCATGGCGATACGAAGCTGACCACCCTATGCCTTGATGTAATTCATTAGCTGCTTTTAACGTCGAATAGCTGTAAGCGCCGTTACCTGTCTTAATTGACTGTACGGTGGCACTAGATATATCAAACGCAAACTGTCCAAGAGCCCTATCCATTCCAGCCGGTCTATCATTGATCGTGATGCCGTCAACACCGCCGCTAGTGGCAGTACCATCTCCAGAACTCGGGACAGCACAGATGAAAGAAGACCCAACATCGAATACGTGCCCACTCGTCCCAGCCGCTGTGTTCCAGTCAGCCTGTAATGTGGTGGTGCCTAACGACAGGATTACATATCTCTTACCAACGGTAAAGTTAGCAGGAGTATAAGTTGTTCCGTAAATTTCTTCAACGCCCTGAGCAGACTTAGAAATAAAGAATGCTCTGTATTCGATTGAAGAACCCGACTCTGATAGAGACAGGTTATACGCCGAACCATTTTCTTGATAAACATGAATAAGGCTTTGATAATCATCATTAGATGCTGCCGCTTCATACAGATCAATGTTAATCGAATCGTATTCGCTATTCAATATATCTGGTGTAGGAAGATACTCGTTCGCAGGTCCCATAAGAACGTTAGGCGAAGACAAGAAGAATGTTGATCCATACACAAACAATCCAGATCCACAGTTTCTAATAATATTATTCGACACAACTCCCCTATTTGTTACAGATACATCAACATAATCGGTGAAGTTCTCGAATCTATTACCCGTGATCATGGTAGTCGTTCCACCATCTACTACTAGAGGAGAGTAATCGTACCTATCCGTGATGCCGCTATTAACAACTTCACTAGTATTCATTTTTAATTCGACTGGCGATCTCGCCCAGATGCCTCCAGCTGGCACATTTTTAATGCGAACTCTGTCTAACAGAAGCGAGTCGCAGCCAGTGCCAAAATCTAACATGTAGTTTTTATTGAATGTTGTAGAGTCGGCAAACAAGAACTGTTCTGTAAAGTTGCCATCAAGGTCAACACCGACGATAGAGATGCCAGTTGCGTTAGTGCTACTTGTTGATATGATTAACTTGGCGTTATCTGTTTCTGCTTCACCACCAGTCCAAGGAAGCTTTCTAATCTTTGTAATGTAAGATGTTCCGACTAAGCCGAAGTTGTTTGGTACACTAAGTTGGGCTGTGTTATATGTTTTAGCATTCAACACGATGCTCTTCTTGCCCACAGATATTTTTGCCGTGATGGCGTCACGAATGAGCGATGTGTCGTTATGTGAGATTGCCACAGATTCGCTCTGGTTAATAAACACATAATCGTCTAATACGAGATCGAATGAGGTAGAGGTATCGGTTATGGACACGATAGTCTTATCTACCCAGCCACGTAAGGCCGAAGATGGTGGTGTCAATGGGAAATGTGTCACGCTCGTGTATGAGTTGTCAGCGGGGTTTTTACCTGACCAATCAGTATAGTCAAACGTATAGTAATCGATCCACGAGCCTGTATCAACTTCCTTTCTTCCTAGAACTGCGACAAGCTTATAGCCGGCGGTGTCGCCCACTTGGCGATAAACGGCAATGCCTTTATCAGCAGGAGTGTTGGTGAAGTTTAGTCTAATAAAGTTTGTAACGTTGAATGCGTCTAATGTGGCAGTACTACCCAATTCAGTGGGAGTTTTAATAGTAGCAATCGCAGCACTACTGGCAGGAGAAATTTCTCCAGTTGCGACATCAAACTCAGAAATCTTATATGACAATTTTGTATAATTAGGTGTGTCCGGTACTTCAGTTAAAAAGCCTGCTACAGTGAGCGATAATCCAGATGTGAGAGTGGTTGCTTCGTATGCTGTCGATGCGCCATAGAGGCGCAGAACTTGTCCAACGGCGAAGGCTGTTCTCACATTTATATCAGAAATCCTAACACTCTTCGACTGAGTTTGGGGTGATACTCCTTCCAGCGATACGAACGTTCCAGCTTGGCCGCTCAAACTATCTGAAGATGTGCCTTGGTCGAATGTGTTATTATACGTGTTGTATAGTCCACCAAACAGCGCATTGACCCGAGCGTCTGCACGAGTTTCAGTGTAAAATTTATTTACACTGCCTTCGTTGACGTAATCAGATAGCATAGTTATATTACTGCTACCGTCGTAGATCATCTTGCCTGTATTTGTGTCGTAACGAATGAAACCTGTGTTGTTCGTTAACTGCGACAAGTTGCTAGCAATCGTAGGCGCGCCAGTGAGGTTCGCAAATGCTAAGAAGTATGCGCTGGGTTTATACTCTCCATTGTAATACAGAGTCGAAGACCCTAGTGTATTTCCGGCGCTTAACGGATTGTAGCTGTTGAGCGCAGTGACCATATTGGCCTGGTTGGCGTTAAACGTATCGCTATCTACGACAGTGCTTTTAAGGTCTAAGAATGTGATTTTTTTAGACTGAGTTTCGCTGCTATCCGTTAATAGAAATATGTCCGCATTGTCCGGAGTACTGAGCGCAGTTAGCTGTGAAAGTCGTTTAGTCATCTACATTGCCTTTGAATACGTTGTCATTGTTATTTATAGTACAGTTATACATCAGTCTATCGGCCATTCACTTTTAATTCTTCGATCTCCGCTTTCAGTTCTTTGATTGCCTCTATAAGAAGACCGACAATGTTGCCGTACATGACCGCTTTTGAAACTTCGCCGTCAAGTAGTTCTACTTCGTACACAACTTGTGGAAATACTTCTTCAAACTCCTGAGCTATAACACCGGTCATAGGGGTCGGATCACCGATATAGTTATATGTGTACCCCGAGACTTGAGAAATTTTATCGAGAGCCCCTTCAATCTTTACCAGGTTCTCTTTTCGATTGATGTCGGATATGCTACCCTGAGAGGTGACTGTTCCCTCTGCAACAATATCACCAGAATATGAGTTAAGCCGAATTTTTGATTCGAGACCATTAGCGATATAAAGACTTGAACCTGTAGGCTGAGTCTCAGCCCCCGGGTCTGGTATAAATGACCAAAATACATTTGCAGAAGTGGAGTCGCCCGGGACGCCAGATGTCGTGATGATAAACGAATCAGGAACGCTGAAGCCGACCACACCAAAGTCGCCCTGTTTTAATGTCGTTTTTGCCGTGCCATCGTCGCCCAACTGCAACTCGAACGTGTCGTTGATCTTGAGGTTACCCGTTAAAGTGCCGCCGTCTGTACTCAGGATGCTTGTGGGTAAAAGACCATCTGCGATTGTTAGATTGGTACCAGTGATAGTCCCGTCATTCGCATCAATCCGCAGTAATGCGTTGCCCTTTTTAATGTCGAACTGTGTTTGAGTTGCGTTAGTGCCTAGGGTCCAAGTTAGTGCGTCAGATAGATAGTACTTGACTTCTGCCGCTGCCGCACTCTTAATCTGTAACTCGCCGGTAAGCTTCGCATCAGCGTTGATTGTGATTAAGTTATCGGTATTAGCGGGGGGTGCGTCAATTGTATTAATGAATAGCGTATTGCCACTGATATTGCCACCACCACTGATATTGCCACCAATAACGATGTTACCATCGTTTGTCTCAGCATCACCAATTGTGACAGCCTCTGCTAAAGCATCAATGATGTCGTTGGTTCGATCTTTCCATTGGCCGAACGTATTTGCATTAGTGATTGGAACTAGAGTTGTACTCATTTTGATATCTCTTTAACTGTATTTTCTAGGGTTTGCATAGCACACTCCAGCTTACATATCCTTACCTCTAGATTCTTAATGTATTTATCTTGTTCCTTACGAGCAACTGCACTCCGATATGCACTAACATCGGTGTTCACGAGTGCTACATCCTTTCTAACGAACTCTGTTTGTATCATGTTAGTGCAATCGCTCTGTAATCGTAGATGTGGGGGAACAAGTTAACAGCTGGGCTTACAACCAAAGATTTGGTTTCAATCTCAGCGTTAGTTGCGTGACGCATAACAAACTTCATTTGGAAAGAACTATATTCGTTTGTGTTCTCAACTTCGTCCAGTGTGTATTCAAATTGACGATAATCTTTTGTGTTAGCTGCGTTTGAGTACATATCAGGATTCTGATTGTCTAACTGTATCCAACCGCTTTGCACTTCAACGTTTGTTGGGTAAGTGAATCTCACGTAAACGTCAACAAAAGTTCCAGCCGGGCGATATGCGCTCAGGAAAACTTTCATCCCATTTGCGTCTAATTGCTCTTGCAGTATAACTTCTTTAGATATCCACTTAGATGTCGTGCTTTCGGCTGCCGTGATTTGATATTTGTAAACGTTCAATATAGACAGATCAGCGTCAACGATGGGCGAAGCTGAGGTGAATCCATTGTTTGTCATAGATACCCTGACAGAGAAATCGGCTGTTGCGGGATTCGTTGAATTAATAATATTACTCCTACTATTAATCACACGAGGGTTGTTAATCGTGTAAACGTTTCCGTTTGACTGAATCACTTTGTCAACAGTATTTCCATTATACAACGTAAAGTCTGTGGATGTTCTGATTGTATTATTAACGTAGATTTGCGGCTGAAAGTAAGACAGCGCTTCATTATTCACGGATGTCACATAAGCAGTAGCCCCGCTATTGTAACCAGTGATGACTTGGCTATTGTTTCGTGCTGTTCCATCTCCTGCCGTACCAGCACCAGTAGCAACGAACGTCTGGCCCAAAGTGGGAGTGCCGGAAGCGCCTATAGCATTCCAGTTTGACGTTGTTGTAGCGCTGCCCACGTTCGTTATAGTGTACGTGTTACCTTGAACAAAGCTCCCGATAATAGTTGGCTCATTGTCATCAATGAAGTTTGATGCCGTTGCGGAACTGGCCCTTAAGAATAAACGATCAGGATTTCTAGCGTTAAAGTGAGACACTCTACCTGCAACACACAAATACGCTTCGGCGGATGTAGTTGTTGTAGAATTGTAAGGAGTCTCTAATGTAATAGTAGTGGAGGTCACATTATCAACAGTAGAGGTCGTTACATTCGAAATCTTAGATAAGAACTTATTATTCAATCCATACGCTAGATAGATATAGTCGTTCTCTGCAAACGAAGTGTTTCCTGTGATAACCACTGTCTGAAGAGTTGGCCCTGTGACGGCGGCGTCATAAGATGTGTCCTTTAGGACGTAGGCAAGTTCGTCATTCAGGAACGAGTTAGTTGTATTCCGAACCGTCAAAAACTCAACATCATTAGGAACAAGGTTAACATAACCAGTGGTCTCTTGGAAGCTATATCGCTTCAATGTGAATTTGAGGTCTTCATCTTGATACGATTTCCACGCGCTGTCGTTTGTAGAAGTGAATAGAACACCGTCACCCCAGTCTAGCGTGATCGGAACACCCGAACCCACGTCTGTTTCGCCGACTTTACACGTCCATATCAGATAACCTGGGGCGTTAGCATCAGGAATGACGACGAAGCAGTATTCTTTTTCAATGTTTAATTTAACAGGATTCTTAAACTCAAAAGTAGTCGCAGTAGCGGCAGTGTCAGATACATTGATCTGATTTGCCCGAAGATGCTTTCTACCAAAAGGAAGAACTGTGCTTGACGGATAACCATTGACAACTTCACGAATCTCAACAGTTGCACCGAAATACAGACTCTTCGCTTTAAAGTATACGTCAACTTCACTTAGCATAACGACACTGGCACCGTTTGCTTGTCCAGTTCTAATCTTAAACGTTTGTGCGATGGGATCGTTAGGTGCGGCCCGTGTGAACTGTCTTTGAACGATATTGGATGCAACGCCAAAGTCAACTGTACGTGTAGTAAAGTTTAAATCGGACTTACCAACGTCAAAGTTGAACGCACGATAAGTGGCTTTGCTATAAGAAGTTTTGGCAGAATCAATGCTTGAGTACGTATCAACGTCAACAATTTCAAGTGTGTTTTGACCAACGAAGAACGTGTCTGCAGGAATCATAAAGACCGCAGTAAGAGTGCCTTCTATATCTGTTCGAACCTGAGCACCCTTCATTCCCTTGATCTGTACATTCGCTACGTTGTACTCCGTATTTAACCCCACGGTTGTTGGGTTAATACTGCCGGGATATACGTGAGCATTGACATCAACTTCTTGAAAGTAGAAGTAGTGGCGAGTATTAGGTCTTAGCCCAGTGACAAGAATTTTAACTTCCCTTGACTGTACGTAAGGCTTCATGTTAATGTCAGTGATGAAGTTACCGACTGCGGCAGAGAATTGTTCGTTTGTCGTTGCTGTCAACTCGGAAATTGATGCGTCTTGTGTAAAGTTTTGAGTACGACTTCGCCCGCTACCATTAAATCCTGTTGACGTTTCTGTGCCCACATTGTCTTCTCGAACAAATGGAATAAGCTCTTGAATATTGTCAACCAAATCGAGGAGTGATGATGCAAAGTCGATTTCAAACTCAACGGCTGGATTTTTAATTACGTTATATCCAGCATCGAACGGTGGTAGAATATTCGACTTACCCTGATAGCTAAAGAAGTTTGAGACACAGTTCCTAAAGTTTGTTGCGTATGGTTGTTCAACTGTAGTGACACGAGATCCCGTGTCTGCTAAGGTGACAACATCTTGGAATACGTTCGCACCATCAGAAGAGCCGACTTTTAAGTCAACAGGAAACTGAGTTACTGCGGGCGTAGCAACAGTACGTGATTTATCAATAGCGGATTTGAATTCAGGATCAGAGATTGCGCCCACTACAAGATTCTTAAAGCCATCTACAAGAATCCCATTCTTGAAGCGAGGGTTTCCTGAAACATCCGGAATGAAAAAGTCTTTTGCTTCCGCCTCTAAAAGGCTGATTGATACTAGGTCAACAAGGCGATCAAGCTTTCCATCAATGTCTGAGATGTCCTTCATCGTATAGTTCTTATTCGACACGTCTTGGAGACGAATAGAATTGTTACCAACGATCTTAGTTTGGCCACCAGGCACCAATATATTGTTAATTGCATACAGTCCCGAAATCTCGGGCCTACTTGGATTCTCTGCTTCTCCACCTTTATAGAGCGAAATTACACCGAACTCATCAAGCACCAGGCTGTCAATGCGCGACATGTAATATTCTTGTGTGGCAGAGATGTTGCTGTCTACCGCCGGTTGAATTCCAGGCACAACTGTGATAGGAGCTACAGAGGCAGTGGGAGCGCCAGCTGTTCCGATTGTGTAAGCAACCCCGGGAGTCGCATAAGGTCTGAAGTCGTATGAGTCTAGCAGACTATACTCAACATCATTTTTGCTGTAGAAAGTTTTAACCAAATGCTTACTGGGCACATTCGTGTAACTGTCAACCGTCAGATAACCACTACCAACTGTAGAAGTTCTGCGAAGCACTTTAACACGGATTCTTAGATTGGTGTTAGCAAGAGTCTCACCCGCCCTCAGCGTGATGTACGAGATATCATAGAAGTGGTCTTTCTGATTATTGATAAGACGGAACTTGCTCGTAATATTGTTAGCGCCCGTAGCACCAAACTGATCTATGACCTCGATAACTTTAATGCAATTTGGCAAACCCAAAGTTGCTTTACCATCAGCATAAACCGACTTGACGTATACATCAACTTCCTCTACTGCGTCTTGCTGAATGCCTGTGACGATTGCGTCATAGTACAAGAAAGCGGGATCAGATGCACTAAGCGATACATTAACAGTTCCGCCTGTAGAAGATGCTGTAGCGGTGATCACGTTGTTTACTCCATCAACAGCAAATATATTTGCACTTAAAGGCTGTTCGTTAGCAGTAGCGGCTAGTGTTAAGGTGCTACTTGGAGAAGATACGGCTAAACGTTTTCTCTGAACCAGTGCCACATTTGAGATAGAATACACGCTAGACTTACCAGCGTCAAACACTTTACCGCCAGACTTGACGCCGTAAAGCACACCAGCATTGGTCAGAGTAGTGTTTTCGATTTTAGTGGCTACAGTGTTCTCTTCACCCGAAGCTCTTACGATTGCGTAGACGTAGATTTTGCCGGGGGTGACGTTAGCAATGCAGCAACTGCCGATAACAGTAGAGCCATTCAGAATGTCATAGCGTGTGCCATCAATAGCAAAGCTATCTAATACTTGGCCAGCCGTATGGTTGTATGTGTAGAACTGCCCGTAAGCAATACCAGTAAACTGATTTGTCTTTGATTGCGTCAGCGTAGTTGGATCAATTTGCAGGCGCTTTGCTGAAACGTTGATGACTTCGTTACCATAAACATAAGCCTTGCCTGGGGATACAACGGCAAACGCTTCTCCGCTTTCACTAGATTGCTCAAGTGTTACGTTAAGCCCACGTGTTACGTAGTTGCCCGACTCGTCATAAGTACGTCTCGCAAGTTCTGAATTGATGGAGTTGAACTCAGTACGGTCACGGATACGAACTGGGTTACCGTCTACGTAACGAATCAGGGCAAAGAACTCAGTTGGTTCTGCGTCAGTGTTGTACGAAACGAGAGTAGGCACCAGTTGAAGCCTATCTGCGCCAGGTGCATTTTCGTTATTGAATCCAGCTGCGTTATCAAGTAGCGAAGTATCAGCGTTTGAGTTAATCAGATTTTCAATAATTGAGAATCCAACAGATACTGTTCCTGGCGTGTTAGTATACTTTGATACGATAATAAATTGATTATCAACAAAGATGAAGTGCCCTTTTTGAAAGATAACACCTTCTTCGCAAGATACACCAAACGATTTGCCAACGTTATTCGCAACACTAGCGGTCGTCACGGTAATCTGTGTCACCTCAGAAGCATTCTCAACTCTAAGAGTTTCGCCTGATTGAAACTGCTTTACATCAGTGTCACCGTCTTGGGCAGTATTCGTGTATTTGATGTAAAACGTTTTAAGATCAGGATCTTGAGTCTGAAAACCACTTTGACCTTTAATGATATCAGCCCGTAGCCCAGAAGTCTGACCAACGAGGCTAAACGTTGTAGTGATTCCATCATCACCAACTACCTGATCATAGAGTGCGGGATTAGTGAATCCCGCTTGGTCGTTTATTTTAACGTAGAAAAGATCATCACGTGCGGTAAGGTTAATACCACTTATGATGGTGCCTTCTTTATAGACATTCGCCCCAAAGCGTTCAACTTGTTTTTGAAGAATAGTCTGTAATTGCGTCAATTCACGTGCTTGTACTGCCTTCGCTGGCTTGAACAGAATACGGTTAAACTGTTTTGCCTCATTGAAGTCATCATAGTACGGATCAACATTTAAGTCTGTATTAATGCCCATATGTTACACTCTTTCCTTAAAAGTCGAAGATAAACTTTATCTTTTCTTTGCGTTCTATTTGCCTAGTGATCGGGGAAAAATCAACATAATGAAGAACTTCTCCGGTGTATGGTGTATATTTTCCGTAAACTATATCTGTGCTAGTATTTATACTCAGTGAGTCGGCTGTTGTACCAGACAGACTTTCCTTCACGTAAATGGTTCCTTTATGGAAAGCATTCTCGAAGTTGCCATAATAGTCAACTAAGTATACGACAGTCGTGTCAGCACTTGAGTCGTAAATACTCTCGTGAATCCTAGCAGAGACTATTTCATCACCTAGATTAAGTATGTTGTCGGAACCTGGAGCTAGTCTAGACGTACTCACTGTTCCCGTGCCGATTATCTCTACATCTGCTGCTGTAAACGTGGCTCCCACAGCATACTCGTCGCCTGATGTACCAGCTGCCGTATTCCAGTTTGCTGGTGTTGTATTGCCCAACGATGTGATAACGTAAGTGGTGCCTGCTTCTAATTCACTAACAGCGACGGTCTTGATGTACTGTTGAATATAGTAACCAGGCAGTGCAACAGCGGTTTGATTACCAGTTAGTGTGATAGGTGCTCTGTTGTCAAACGAGTCTAAATATACACCATCACTAAAACTTGGGTTCTTTACAAGTCCAACTTTAGTGTATGTGTTACTGTCGGGAATCGTTAACGAATCGCCTAAGAAGTTTGTGATGACGGCGAGTCTACTCATTGCCAACTCGGCAATAGGATTCGATCCATGACCACCACGAGGTGACACTACGCACCTAAGAGTTGTTGTGCCGGCTTCTTTCAAACTTTCTGGATAAGCCACTTCGGCGGTAGCAAATTTGTACTCAGTTCCTTTAGTTTCGAATCCAACTCTAACCAGAGTTCCGTACTGATCAATTATACCATATGCTTTGCAACGAGTTCCTGTTAATGTACTCTGACTGACATTTATTTTAGGAACTACTTGACAAACATTTGTAGGTGTGATAGAATCAGTTGTATCGATTGTAATGTTAATGTTAATCTTACCCGATGCAGCATCAGCAAACAAAGAAGAAGCTAATATATCATACAGGCCACCTGAAGGAGTCTTGAGGTACATGTTAGCGTAAGCGTTCTCTGTACTGTACAGATCATCGTACGATAATTTTTCTTTAGGAGTGATCGACACAACTACGTTCTTAATGTTTGCATTCTGTACAACCGATAACACGGTAACATTGGAAGAGTTAGTGGAGTCAGTTGCTTCACCAAATAGATAATTGCTAAACTGATTCAGAACAGACTCTTCTATAATGATCTGCGAAATAGACTCAGAAGCGGCAGCGATAACTTGCGCATCACCGTATGCTGGATAAGGCAACGGCAAGCTGTCGGTTGTTTGATAGACCGCAGCATCTGAAGCTGATACAGTAAACATGTATTTCCACACATAGTTATCATCTGTAGCGATGAACAGGTAAGTAGCTGGGTCGATATTAATAAAAGAAGGTGTAACAGTAGAAACGCCACCGTTATTATTCTCAATACATTTGAATACGCCAAAGTTGTCTGCGCCATCGGGCACGGTAACAACTGTGTTCTTCAATGTTATGTCTTCTTCGTCATCGAAATCATCGTAAATAGTACCAGATACCCAGTTATTCTTATAGAACATATAACGAGTGTTTGCGTCAGTTACTTTATTACCAAAGATGACTCTCCTCTGAAAGTCCCTCTTTTCTTTTTGGGTATTCGAGATGGGGTTAACCTTATCGATGCTAGACGCCATGATGTAGTAATTGGAATCCGATTCATCTTTGAACGAATTAAAGAGTTCGTTAGAAGTTTCAATCCTGAAATTTTCTGTGGTAATCTTTGCCATTATTATACCCGTTTAATCCTTGTTGCATTTATATATACATATGGGACGTAGACTAAATTTATAATTATTATTTACGCTCATGTGCCCGATACAACTGGTGTGCCAATAGTTACGATAATATTATCAGCCGAATCTTCTGTGGTAACAACGTCAACGCCGTTCTCGGTGTACAAATTCTCGTAGCCGATGTCATATTCTTCAATTTCCACATCAACCGTGGGCTGCACATCATTAACACTACTTATCAAAGATGTGCTAAAGATTTTCGTGCCAGCAACGCCGACAGTCTCGTTGATTAACGGCACATACTTAGCGGGATCAATGATAGAAGAGACTTCATAAGAGTACTCTTGGTAGTAATAGTTGTCGTGAATCCTCTTAGTGTTTTCACTTAAGAAGGACGTTGTTGTCTTCCAAGTGCCCTCGGTAGCACCAACGCCCTGAGCATTTATCGTAGCCTTAGCGACGATTTTGTTGAAGTAGTCACCATCCTCGATACTCACAAGAGATACCACTTCAGCGTCTTGATATCTATAACCGCTGTTAACGATAGCAACACTTTCGATCTGACCAGTCTCGTAGCTCGCACGACCAGATATGACAGCATTCGCTCCCATTGGTAAAGACTCGGGATCAGGTTTGATATTACTAATCGTGTATAGGTTACCAGTAATATTAACGGATACGTCTTCATCAAAGTCGTAGAAGCTTAATTGTCTGAAATAATAATCGTTACCAGCTCTTCTGATAAGCTTTGCTTTTACGGTATAGGGGATAGTTAGCCCTGCGCCGGTTAAGTCTTCAATCGTTCTTTCTTGAGTAATAATATCGCCTGCCTTCAACAGGAAGCTTGTGCCAGAAAAGTTGATGATGATATCTTTTTTGTCGAACTTAGAGACAGCGACATTCGCAATATTGCTGTATACATCGTTCTCGTAGCCACCACCAGAAGAGGTAATTTTTAGTTCGGCAATAGTTCCCAACACAACGTTCAATGTCGTGAATGCGTCTGCCAATGTAGTCAGAATCGATTCTGGCCCATCACCAGTCATACCATAATCAGTAGCGCCTAATATAACGTTTTCGTAGTCGCCAATTTGATCTGTGATAAGTGTGACGGTCTCATTGTTATTAATAGCTGACAATTCATATGATGCAGAACGGTTAACTGCGGAAACACTCGTTAATGTGCCCGCTTCTGTACCATTGATCTCAAACGGTGCAACCATATCGTTGATTATATTTTCGCTGTCATCCAATGGGCTCACGGGAAACAGATTGAACTCGGTATTGACCTCACTAATTTTCGAGATATAGATCAATGGGTGAACATACGCAATGACAGTTCCACTTCCGGTAATAGAAGTTGGTTGGGTGGCGAACGATTGGCCGCCCAGCGAGGTAATTGCTGACCCAGATCCTGATCCTGATGCAAATCCAACAGACGATATGGTGTCACCCGCTTTAATTGTCGGTGACTCTGTTTGTGTTATAATAAGAACTTGGTCACTAATGCCAATAGTATTCGTAACTGTTACCGACGATGGGTTAGCATAACCAAAGCCACCGTCGTCAATGTTAAATTCTATTTGTCCTGTTGTAGTATCTGATACCGACAATATAGTAGCAGTGGCGTTATTACCATAAGCATCTGATACAAGCTTAACTCTATTGCCAACAACTTGGCCTGAGGCGCGACCCTCAGCCTCCACTGTGATTTGACTAATAGAGCCAGAGATTAGTTTGCCTGCATTTGTACGTACACCATCTCGTGTAACTTCCAAGCTGTCATCAGACAAAAACTTTCCAGATGTGTTTGACAGGTATATCAGTGGAATCAAAGAACCTGTGAAGTTAACGAAGATAATCTCATCTACGAAACTACTTGCTGACGAGATGTTTCCCTTGATCCTATCACCCTTTTGAATGGGATACCCGTCAACAACGAACACCGGATTCATCTCAAGATACGTGTCGCCACCCCACACAGAGGCCGATGGCATTAATATATTATTTGCAGGGTAGAAGACTTCGATCTGTTCATTATAGAATAATTGAAAAAGAAGTTCAAGTGATTCCTGCGTACCTTTTCTTTTATATAAGTCAGTAACGTGTTTAATAATAAAACGTGTATCAATTACTGTGTCGAGAGGGAGGTCAGCTAGGTATTTCTTTTTAAAGAACACCAGAAAGGACGATAAAGTCGTATCGATATCCCTTAGCTTGGGAATATTGCGGTCTATTGTTTCGTCGAGAAATTTATAATATGCCTTCGTGAACTCTATCATGAATTCACCGTCTTCTCTATATAGAGCCGGGAACTGTAGATCGATTCCTGAGTACGTGCTATCTCTGACTACTAAACTCATGTTATGTCGCCAACGGTGTTACGGTTACAGTGATGTCTTCGGCACGAATAGAAATAATTCGGTCTTTAGGTGTCTTAACGTCTTTATTAACCGTCGATGCTGTGAACTTAATAGATGCGCCTTCATACGCATCAACAATCAAGTTTGACAACTTAACCGCACCTGTAGTATAATTCAATGAGCCAACATTTGCTTTGAATACACGAGTTGCTTCTGAGTCAGAGGAGATCAGCATAAGATTACCGAGTCCGTCGTCCTGCATCTTCACAGACGTTCCTTCAACAGTGAACTTAGTGGTACTTACCGCAGGTTTGAATGATGTGAAGCCCGTGGCAACATCGAATGCATATGGCTTAACAAGGGCATCATCAAACGTGAACGATGGGCTGCTTGCGATGTTTAAAACTGGAACGTATTGTATAATTGGTTTAGCTACAATGTCAGAACTTATAATCGAATTATCAACGGCGTCTAAGGTTGCAGCCAACCTCGATTGACGGAGCGTCTTATTGAAGTCGCCCAAGTAAGTAACTTCGTATGCGAGAATAGCTGCTTCAATCTCTGTCTTAATTTGCGCAGTGGATTTCGTAGTGATGTTAGGGTCATACACAACGGTGACATTAGTATCAACGAACAAGAACTTGGCAGAAACAAATACTGGCTCTATAGTCAGAGGTGTCTTATCCTTTAAATAGTTTTTAAAGTTAGCGATTTCGTAATCGGCTGCGCCTTCTCCGCCAGTAACATCAACAGATATAATGACTTTACCGTACTGCGGAGGATCAATTTCGTCGCCGCCATATACAGAGATAGCTTGAATGTTGGGGAATCTGGATCTCAATAGAACTTCGTAATCACGTTTTGTGACGGCACGTTCTTGAACCTGTAATGCTTTTGGGGCGAATGTGCGAATAGACTCAACGCCTTCCGCGTAGTATCCACTCGCTGATTGTGATGTTACTGTGATATTATTTGAACTAGCTCCACCAAAAGCACTTGGAAGCGTCAAGCTATTCACGCCGTTTGCTTCTGGGCCAGAACAGATTCTGTAAGATACTGTGATCACGTCTGTAATGGTGGGCTGGAATCCGAATTTGTTTTGTCCGAATTGAATACTGTACTTGCCGTCATTCTCGGGTTGTAGATAAAAAACAGGATCGGCGGCTGCCACGCCAAAGATTTCGCTCTTGTATGTGAATACGTTTCCATTTACGGTAAGAGTAATACTGCTTGTGTCTACCCATTCGTTAGATAATGTTGTATTAGCGATTGACAGAATTTCGTTAATCTTTCTACCTTCATAAAGGTCAACGTTAGTGACCTGAAACACAGTAGGACTTGTTCTAGACGCAACGTATGCCGTATCGTTTAAGAATATGTATGTTTTATTACCACAACGACCACTGAATGTCGTACCGGTGGGAATGGTTAAGAAGTTTGATGAATACGACTCGGTCATAGAGAACGAAATATCACACTTAAGTGCGGAGGATCGCCTGCTACGAGGTAAATAGTTTAATTCTTTTGCATGGCTTAAGACACTATTACGCTGTGATGCACTATCAAGGAACATTTCAGAGATAGCCATGTTATAATAATAGTTATTGTAGAATGTGTTATACGACAGAACGTCAAGTAGAACGTTCATGTTCGACCCCTCGTAGTCGTAGTCCTTAAATCTGTCCTGATTTTTCAGAAAAGTCTTTAGAGCTTCTTTCGTTGCGAAGAAGTCTAGATTTGTTATTGGTGATATATTAGCCATTATCTTTCCCTGACAAGATCGATTGTTAGTGATGTCGTGTTGCTAGTATTTATTACACTGAACAAAACACTCGCCTGTAAATTATTAGTATCTAAGTCTGCAATTATTTCCACATTCTTCACCACGCATCTAGGCTCGTATGTTCTAATAGCCCTAGAGATATCGTCTTTCAATATAATAACCGTGTTAGCGTCAATATTCTCAAATAATGACGCATTAATATTGCAACCGAACTCGGGCTGAAACAACCTCTCGCCTTTATTCGTGAGAACTATATTCTTAATAGACTCTTTAACAGCGTTTTCGTTTATGCGCCGTGACAAGTCTCCCCGCCCAGGAACTTGCTCTAGATTCTTTGCAAAATCTGAGTAGAATTCTTGCGCTCTCGTTCTGGGTGTTAAGACTGCCATCGTATTTCCTTTTCTTGTATTTATGCGTTATGCAGTGCGGTTCTTCTCAGACTTCCGATATCCCCGGGATAGGCGGTTGAGCTATATGAAGTATTCGCCAGTGGGGGTGTCCGGTTCACGGCCGTACAGCTGCCGCTAAATCATCATCTAGCCGCGGAGCCTCGATATCCGAGCCTCTTCCCTTTGCTCCCGATCTCGAATGATCTGTCGCGATCCCTGCAGCCACTTGGTATCGTCTCGGTTTTGCTGTGCTAATTGCTCTGCTGGTATACCCGCATTCTTCCTATATGCGTCTGCGTTATGTTTGGCAATTGCATTGACCCATTTCGCCTTTTCATCGCCAGTGACAGGGTGGCTAGAACTTGCTTGACTTCCGTGTCCTGCTACCCACATTCTTCTAGATCCACAGTCGAGGTGCATAAACGAACTATAAATTCCAATACCCGTAAAGCCTGCTCGTTGTGCTGCTAAGAACACCACCTCTTTGTACTCAGCGGACACCCGAATATCAATAGCGAAGCCACTCATGTGAATAGAGTCCGTGGCACCTCCTTGCGATCTATTATATTCTTTACTGCGGAATGCAGACGTGACAGTAAATTCTTTACCGGCTTCTTCACTGATCCTAATCAATTTGGCCCATACGACAGGTTTAACTTTTTGCCATCTATTGTTATCGATAATGTCTTTTTCGAATACGAAACTGCCCGGAATTCCAGCTGAGGTGAGACTTGCAATCTGTTCATACTCATCCCACGTAATACTAGATGTCTGCCAATCAAATTGTTCGGGATTCTCAAGTAGGCCAGTGGTTGGTCGTGGTGTTACTGGTGTTACTGGAGCATCAGCTAAAGAGATGACATCGGAATTAATCTCCTTAACATCCAAAGAGATGTTGGTGCCCTGGGAATTAATCGTCTCAACAGAAGAAGATTTAGCAGCGATGCGATCTTCCTGAGAGACTCGTGTAGCGCCTGCTTCTACGGCAGACTTGGTTTCTTTGAGAGACGAGTTCTTCGCAATAAGTGACTCAACAGCTACAGTCTCTACAAGCGCTGTGAGTGCGTTAGCTGGGCCCATAAGAAGGCCCTGTAGTAACTCAGCGAACTGGCAGAGGCGAAACATCAGAAGTGCTACGTTTTCGACCGTCAATCTTTCGAACTGGCTTGACATAGTAGCGATATAAGCACCAATCTTACCGAGAAAATTATCAATATTATCGTCTTCGAAGAACTCCAATACACCCTTAGCCATACTATCGAGCTTCGTAAAAAGTTCTCCGATAGAAGTTGCTATGCCAGTGATTGTGGCAACAGCAGCAGCAATCATAGCTTCGACTTGTTTTTTAGCTTGCTCGACGAGCTTCTTAACGATCTCGACGATAGCGTCACCTAATGCCGCAATAGTTTCCTGAAGTGTTAGGGACTCTGCCTTCTTTAATGGATCTAACTCAGCCAAGTTTATAATATCAGAGATAAGACCTCTTGCTACATTAATTAATATAAAAGTCTCAAATATCTTAGTAAAGATGTCTCCGAATTCACCACATAAGCCACTGGAAATAGTTGAGCCTGTGTTAGTATCTAAGTGAAAATCAAAATCACTGAGAAAGCTATCAAATTGTACTGGGATTGATAAGTCTGGATTATAATCACGAATCACCGGATATACAGCAACGGCATTGATCTGGTTCCGTAAAACAAAGTCAGCGGTGTCTACATACGTAATTGGAAACTGACTAACTCTATTCTTGAGCATAGGATATGAGGTTAAGTCAACAGCACCACTACTAAAAAGAACATTCAGCCTATTAGTTAAATCAATAATAGTCGTTCTATCAACCCTATCAAGTGGATTGCTCGTAATGAGTAACGACGGCTCGAACAGTGTATTAAAGATCGCACTATTCGGCGTCAAGACTTTGGGATCAAATCTTGAGGTTAACGGTGTACTTGAGTCGCATCCGATTGTCATTTAATTATCCTGTTCGTCATGTCTCTATTTATTCACACGGAAGTATTAGAATCGTCGCCATGCCCCATGAAGCTAGTCATAGGAGGGTTCTGTTTTTGCACGAAGTTACCACCCAATAGCGATGGGCGACTTGCAGGAATAACTCCAGGGTTGACAACCTTAGCTATTTCTGTTACACTGGGTGATGCGCTTGCAAGCGCAACTTGAGGTCCACGGAGCGTGTCGATAGCAGTTAGTGTAGCTATTGATGTCTCGGCAGTCACCGTACCAATATTAACTACCGAACCATCGAGTGATGTGATCCCAACAGCGTCTAAGTTCAATGTGCCACCAGCAGCGACATCGACCTTACCAACTGCCGATACGTTAGTACCACCCAAACTATGAATAGAAGCAGTCGTTGTTGCAGAGATGGAAACTATTCCAAGTGATGTCAAGCTTACAAGCACAGGCGAGTTAATTTCAACGCCCTTGTGTGTCGCATCTATATAAGGAATGGTCTGTGTAGATACCGCTGGCACGCCAAGCGAAGTAATCTTTGTATAAGCAGTTGAGTAAAGATTCATCTTATATGAATCCATGTGTATATCGCCTAATAGACTTTGTACGTAAAAGCCACCAATGGTTGACATACTCTTAATATTATCATAAGCTACAAGATTTATATCATCAGATGTAGCAAATAGTCCAATACTACCACCAGAGATATTAGCCTTAACGGCAGATTTAATATTAACTGTATTCCGTGCAGTCACGTTAAAGTTCTCGCACTCAATATCGAAATCGCCGGCGATCCATACTTTACCAGAACCAGTTTCTACTTTATGCGTCCAGTTTTCGTGAATATTAGTGTGTCGGCTACCCTTCACAGTATTACACTCAACACCTTCTGTAGAGTTGTATGTGTCGCCAAATGATTTAATAAGGATAGTGCCGTTCGGGTCGATCTGAAATACAGAGCCACTTGAGTGTGATAGTAGAATATAGTTCCCGCCTTCGTTCTCAACTGGATCACATAGCACCAAGAAGTTGTCACCATTCTTTGATTTGATAACTCGATTGTCGAGGTTTCTTTCTGGCGTCATGACCGGCGGCTCATCACACGTATCACCGTTTGCCATAGAGATGTCTCGGTTCCTGAGTGATTGTTGCAGAATAGTTTGACCAAAATCTGCGTCTTCACCACTGACGTATCTGTGTAAGGGTGGTGCACCGAATTCTTCCAGACTCTCTGGTGGAATATATCCGTCTGCACCAGGCTGTCCTGAGCCGGCTGGGAACGATAAGTTCATGCCCGGTATTCTACCCATGACCATAGGATGCTGTGCTTCTCGCCCGTCGACAAAGAATCCAAACACCCAGTCACCAACTTTAGGAATGACTTGAGAAGCGCCATAAGAGCCATCGAGTACAGTGGCCCATGGTAAGTGCTGCGTTGGCAGCAGGCCTTCGTCTTTAGGCGGATGCACTCCGAATGCTCGCACCCGAACGCGCCCAGCATTAGTCAAGTCTTGTCTATCTTCAACAACGCCCACAAACCAAACTAAGTTATTAAATAATCCGCTCATAGTACCACTTTTTCCATATCATATGTCCTGCCTAATAGACCCGAAGCACGTTCTTTGCTTGCGCCACGTAGCCCGCCTCTCGTCAGCACTAGGTTTTGCGTATATTCATCTCCGTTAAATGAGTTGTTTATAGAAACAATCATATACTTTCCCGTTCTTTCTGTGTCAAACTTTCTTCTACCATCAAGGGATTCAGCAAACTCGTACAGTTCTAACACAATGATCTGTCCCGGATATAATTCCGTTCTACCTTTAATAGTAGTTGTCAAAGCATTCACTGACATGTGATAATCAATTATAGGCTTTATCGTATAGTTCTCGAAGTAATACTGATAAGGCTTCAACTGATATTTAACTTCACCTAGATTAGCGCCGATCTGTGGATAGTCAGCAATCAATACCGTTTCAGGTGCATTATCTGGCTGCATGTAGTTATTAATAAATTCAGGCGTGTGTGTCTGCTTCAACGTATCAATTTGCGTGAATTGCGAGAACTCATTTGAATAATCATAGTCCCGTGTGATACGAGTTCTTGTTAAATAATCAAGTTCTGTAACACGTCTCCTATATCCACCAGTCTTAATATCGGCAATACTATTTACCTTTGCGCCAAATGCAACACTTGCAACAGATTGTTGCGCAATGTTTTGACCAGGACCAGAGTTATCGTCTGTAGTATTATAGATGAATTTTAAGTTATTTGCAATTGCTTTAGCGTCATCAGATACATCATTTATGTACTTATCATATAGGTACTCGTATGTGCAGAAGTAATACTTTTCTCGTGTCTCAAAGAATTTGAATGAGGACGATTTACTCGCAGATGAATAAGCCCGCCTCGTGAGGAAGTTCATCGCCTCATCAGGCCGCATGTTAGGAATCACAAGCGTCTGTGTTCCATCAGTTGCCTCGATCTCAATGTCTTTATCTATGGCGTTATCACCTGTGCGGAAGTATTCATCGTACAGCGCCAGGGCCATCTGCGCGATAGTCTGATCTGCATATGATTTGCGAATCTCTACACTATCTGAGGTCAGTTTCTGCTTTGAACAGAATCGAATCGTGTATTTCAGCATTCTATCGTTAACAGAATTCTCGGGCTCAATTTCTTCTACTGAATAAACAAAGAATATTTCCGTCTTGGTCTTCTTGTAATAATCGGTGTACTGAATAATAACTTCTTCTTCACCAATAATGGGAAGTTCTTTAAGAACATTACTACTCTCATGCACAACAGCAAAGCCATGAATATAGGGGCTACCCATACTCTCAGTGATACCCCAGTTGACAATGACCTTATTCAGCTCCGTGCCATCTGTTAGATTCTTATCTGCAAACGACTTACTTACATCAGCAAATATGGGTCTAATTCTAAACTGCTTTAATGCATAAAAGCCAGCCTGATGTTGTTTAGCTCCCATTGATTACCACCGAGAATCTATCTTCAATGAAAGAAAGATAAGACTTATTCAATAGTTGAATAGTTCTTTTGTCTTCATTCAACTCAACTTCATAGTCATACACTCGAACAGCATAGAACTCGCTAGTGGGGTCGGATAAATACGTTGCACGATTGATCCGGATATTTGGATCATACAGACTCTTATAGTGAACAATGTTACCAGCTATCGTAGTATTTTTTGTCCACTCTAACACTGCATCGCCTGTTGTGTTTGAGCGAGTTTCGTATTGAACCTTCATATACGATTCCAACTCTTCAGTTGTTTTATACCACTGCGTATATGGGTCAACGATGTCGTTTGCCATCAACACGAGCCATGCATACTCGGAATTGTCATAGTAGTAGTATGCCACGCTCTCGGGCTTGTCTCCATCTTCTAGCGTGTAGTTAGTATAATCTAATGCGCTTGCTTTGAGCATACTCGTCAATTTTACTTTACGAGTGATGTCAAGCACTTCTTCATTATTAATAACTACTGTGGGAAATTCTCTGAAATACGACATTATTAGTTTCCTGCTGGTGCGTACTTTTCGGGATCGGCTGAAATGTCCTCATCCGTAATTCCATCTGCATTGAGTTCGTCTTTCGTCCGGGTTACAGTAAGTCCACCCCGCCCCGTCTGAACACGATATTCATCTGTTAGGTTCTCATCGGTTGGTGTTTGTGCATCACTCTGTCCATCTGCTGCGGGTACTGCGGTACCACTATCGGGTTTATAAAGCACGTTCGCCGCGCTTAATAAAGGTGCCCGCAGAGTTGCGTCTTCGTTTAGCGCCTCTATGGACGTATCCATGTTATCATAATCGTCAGAAGTATGAATGTATGCTTCATTTAGCGTCATCGAGATACGAATAGCAGATGGACGTCCACCCCTATTAATAGCAATACCGTTTGGAGTATAGTCAACGTTTAACTGGCTGATCATCGATGTCTTGAACTTGAAGTAGTAGTCCATATCGATACCCTGGAAGTAGATATCAACCATAGCAGGATACCTCATGAGTCCACGATCAATCGCTGTGACTGTCGTATTTTGTCCTATAGCAGAGTCAATTTTAGGAAGAACCATACTTTGAAGTGTTTGAATGATGTCCTTGAGTGTGCGAGATTCCTCTTCACTCTCTGGAGATAATAGCCATTCAAGCGAGTGTACTTTAAGATCAACACCCTTAAATGTAAGTGTGGCAAATGGATTAACAGCTGTGCCTCGACCCGCGGATATGCCGTTGGCAATATCCGGAGCAATCTTGTCTAGTCCAGCTCTTACTAAGAATGACGTGACATCAGTGCCCTGGGTCGCGGCCTTGCTGAAGTCTCCACCTCCTATATCCGTACCTATGTTCTTTGCGGCTTCCATGACACCAGAGCTTAACTTGCTGGTTACACTACCAAGGCTACTTGGATTACTTGAGACTTGTGCGGCGGCTGTTGCTAAAATACCTAGTTCATCTCCAGCTACGTTAATCTTAAAAGAGTCTTGAATCTGACGAGGTAATGGCAGCACGATATCTGCAATATTATTTTCGGTGGAACCCATCGTGCCGCCATACTTGTATTCAAAGAATCTCATTAGCGTACAGTGAACACCAAGTCCTGCGGGAAATGTCAACACACCTCGGTTTGATTTCTTTCTCGCTGCGACAATCTGATCAGCGGTTAACGATAGTAGTGCCCTGGTCGAATCTGCCATTGTTTTGAACCTTTATAAATATTATGTTAATCTATTGCAATTATTTATATGAGTTTGTATGGCACTTCAAGGAAAATTTTATCAAGGAAAATTTCGACCTAAGAGCCCAAGTAAATACAAGGGCGATTACACTAATATTGTATATCGTTCGAGCTGGGAATGCCGATTTATGTCATATATAGATAAACATCCTCATGTCACGAAATGGAGCAGTGAGGAGATAATTGTGCCGTACCGCTCGTGCGTTGATGGCAAGATGCACAGATACTTTCCAGACTTCTACGTTGAAATGACGAATGCGCTGGGAAAGAGAGAGAAGTTGTTAATCGAGATCAAGCCGTATAAAGAGACTGTACCACCTAAGGTTCAAGAAACGAAGCGAAAGAAGCCCACGCAAAGGTATTTACGAGAAGTCAAGACATATGGAACTAACTCAAGCAAATGGAAAGCGGCAGAGGAGTTCTGTAAAGATAGGGGATGGAAATTCGTGATAATGACTGAGAAAGATTTGGGACTGAAGTGAGCGATGTGTTGCTCATATGAGTCTAATGAGTAAGAAATACTTATACGAGCAACATCTTTACAATACACATAAATAAGAGTATAGGGAAATATTGATAACCGAAGGCGTAGTGACACTATAATGGCTGTAGTATTTGATCGTATATTAACTAAGGGTGTTAGGTCTGGGCAGATACCTGCTCAGACTGCTAAAGCTCGTGACTGGTATCGTCAAACCGCTAAGGATTACGGAAGAGTGAAAGATAGTGAAATCTTCGGTAAAGGCAGTGATAAAGGTAGAATGGCATCTCGCCCATTAATCGGTGGTATGTATATGTACGAGTACATGGCTAAGGGTAGAAAAACTCTACCATATTTCGATAGCTTGCCCCTCATATTCCCATTTAATACTGCTACGGGAGGATTCTATGGACTCAATATGCACTATTTGCCGTTGCCGCTTCGTGCTAAGTTGATGGATGCGCTATACGATACCACTAATAATGACAAATACGACGAGACTACCAAATTAAAGATTAACTATGCGATTCTGTCAAAAGCCGCTAAGTTCGAGCCATTTAAACCTTGTGTCAAGCGCTATCTTACGTCACAGGTGAGAAGTAAGTTTATGTACATCTATCCATCTGAGTGGGATATAGCACTCTTCTTACCAACAGAGAGATTCCAGGGTGCCTCAAAAACAAAAGTCTGGTCAGATTCCAAGAAGAACATAGGGTAACTAAATGTCGTTCAACATACAGAGCTTTAGTAGTAAGATAAGCCAGCACGGTCTAGCGAAGAACAACTTGTTCTTTGTAACAATTGTAGTTCCTTCAGCAATTCAAGATGAGATGGGGGAGATAGCAGTCGTGCCTGATCTACAGTTTTTCTGTCGTAGTGTGACGTTGCCTGAGATGGATATGATCACCGCTGACATTCAACCTCAAGGCTTTGGCTCACCTCAGAGACGACCACAAGGTATGAACTTCCCCATCATTCCCGCTGTCTTTATGGTCGATAGCGACTTCGGTGTCATGAAGTTCTTTCATAGATGGGCGCAGGCTATCATCAACTATGATCGAAGCGAAGGCGTTCGTGGAATTGTAAACAATCAACTGCCGTTTGAGATGGGATATAAAAACGAGTATGGAACCGAAATGACAGTAACTGTATTTTCTTTCGGTGGTGGCAGCGAAACAGATTCCATATACACATATGAGTTGAGTGGCGTATATCCAGTTAATATTGGAAACACCTCTGAAGCATGGGAAAGCACCGCTGAAATTATGACGTTGCCTGTTGGGTTCACGTATGACACGTTGAGTGTTACCGGAGCTAAAACGCCCGTTGTCTTAGATGACGGACTCGGTGCAAATGGGTTATTAACTTGGTTTTCTTCTATTAACTCCGTAGCACAATCTATCAGAGGACTAAAGAAACCCAAAAACATCCAAGACGCAATCAACCAGATCACGAATGTATCAACAATTACGAATTCGTTTAAATAATTTTTATAATTTTTTACTATAGGAGAATGAGATGGGACTACCAAAAATTGAAATGCCGCTATTTGAGACTAAGCTGTTTTCGACTGGAAAGATTGTAAAGTTTAGACCCTTTACTGTCAAGGAAGAAAAGATACTTCTTATCGCACAAGAGGCAAATGACGTTGACCAAACACTTTTAGCTATTCGCCAGATTATCAGCAACTGTGTGTATGACCTAGATGTTGAACAATTGCCTATGTTTGATATGGAGTATCTAATGCTTCAACTACGTGCTAAGTCCGTGAATAACGTGATCACATTTAATATCACTGATCCTGATACGCAGAAGCCAGTGGAGATTGAACTAGACCTTGATACTATCAATCTGACATTGGATGACAGGCATTCAAAAGAAATCACGATTAAAGATGATATGCACCTGATGATGCGGTATCCTCGAATAAACGAAGTATCTCTATTTAAAGGTTATGAAGGTGACGAAGTAAATACACTGTTTAACATAATGATATCGTGTATAGACTGTGTTGTTGTCGGCGATACAATCAGCAGAATGGAAGACTTTACTCCTCAAGAAATTCAAGATTTCGTTGAATCGTTTCCTGGCAGTGTGGTTGAAGAGCTTAAGCTGTTCTTCGAAACAGTTCCAGTTCTTCGATATGAGGCAAAGTATATCAATGCTAACGGCGACGAGAAGACTTTAGTACTGGAGGGTATGGAGACTTTTTTTATCTAGCGTTGAGCCATAACAGCTTAGGAGTATACTATAAGACTATATTCTCTTTGGCTCAACATCATAAATACTCTATAAGTGAACTTGAGGGTCTTATACCATACGAGCGTGATGTGTATGTTGATCTGTTGTTAGAATATTTGGATAATCAAAAATCAAATCAATAGGAGATTAAAATGGCAAAAACTTCAGAAACAAAAGACAAGTACGCCGAGTATGATGTAGACGGCGATGGCGTTGCTACTGATCATGAGTTGGGTATAAGTCAAAAAATCGTTCGTCTAGAAAACGAAGATAAGAAGCAAGACGCCCAACGTAATATGGCATGGTTTAGCCTGTCAGGTATGTTGTTGTATCCGGCGGCGGTAATTATTTCAAGTTGGATTGGTTTAGAAAGTGCGGCAAACATTCTGGGAGCCATGGCTCCGACGTACTTCGTATCTGTAGCTGGCATCGTTGCAGCATTCTATGCCAAAGAAGCTTTCAGTAAGAACGTTTAAGGTAAAATAAGATGGAAGAGAACACCCCGGTTAGTGTTGCATCAGACAATGCGCTCGTTAATAATCCTAAACTGGAGGAAGTGTTCTCGTCTATCGAAAAGCAACTTACTATACAGACGGGTTTTCTCAAGTCAATGCAGGGCGACTTTGCCAATCAGTTTAAGTTTAATCGAGAGATGGCTAAAAAGGCTGAGAGCGCAAATAGTAGACTGAGTGTTGCAGACGAAGACGGCGCGACACCGAATGATTTATCTGATCCTACAAACGACGAGAATAAGAAAGATTTAGCTGGCGATTACGGGATTGGTGGCCTATTAGCTACTGCTATGGGCGGTGTTGGATTAGCTGCACTTCTTGGGGCCGCATTAAAGAAGACAGTTCCGGCATTGCTTGCGCCTGTCATAGGCAGTTTTATAAACGGCGCTGTAACAGAAGCACTGACTGATATAGGTGCAACAGAAGAAACGGCCGAGGTGATCGGAGACGCCTCTATGTCGGGAGTCAAGTGGGGTATCTGGGGCACACTGCTATTCGGAAAGTGGGGAGGGGCCGCTGGACTTCTTTATGGCGTAGGATCTCATCTAGGTAACATAATGGATAAGAACCAAGATGGCATCCTTGACGGCACTACTACGGAAATGGATCGTGAATTTTGGAATAAATGGGGCGCTGGAATTGGTGCGTCAGCAGGCGTACTTCTTATGATATTCGGTAAAAGATTGGGAGTAAAACTTCTGGCTGCCGGGAGCGCTGCGCTAGCGGCGACACTTGCAAAGATTAAGCCTCTCACCCCAGGCGCACCGACAAGTGGAGCTGCACCAAGACCTGGAGCATCAACTTTACCAAGGGGTACATTACCAAGTGGTAGTGGTGCGGCAGCGCGTGGCGCTGGAAACGTATTCAGTATAGCTACAGGTCAGCCTATGACCGTTACTGCTGTAGAAGAGGCAATGAAGAACGACCCAAGTAGGGCAACAAAATACGCAAAGTATGCTAAGTTTTTTAAGTTTGCTGGACCTGCTATGGCGGTCATTCCAGCACTGATTGGACCAGTTATGGCAATCCATAATGACGAGTCAGATGAAGAGATTAAAAAACAAATCGTTGGAGCATTAGGATCAATCGGCGGAGCATATTTAGGCGCGATAGCTGGTGCGGGAGCTGCAACAGTGATACCAGTTGTTGGTCAATCTGGTATTGGTAATATACTAGGTGGGCTTATTGGAGCTGCTGGTGGGGCATTGTCTGGCGAATTTATAGCGGAGGAGCTAGCAGATTTCCTGCTTGGCGGCCCCGATCCAAAACCCGTAGATGGTGCAGTTAATACTGGAGCATCTAGCTATGGCCAGATGAATCGACGAGCTAGACGAGCTAATCGCAGCCAGACACCCGGAGCAACTTATAACGAAAACGGAACACTGCAAGCAAGCGCTGAAGATATTACATTTGCTCAATCTGCTATGGATGCCGCTGGTCATACGCAAGCTATAACCCCAGGAAATGCGATGAGCCAGAAGGTAGACATGATCATCACCGATTCTTTGGTGTCTAAGAAGGGTAGTGGTGGCGGAGTTAACATGAATCAGATGGGTGGTAACGTAAGTAACACCACGAATGTTGGTGGCGCATCTACTATGGTCACCGTCATTCAAGCAAGCGGCAGCAATGCTCTGTCAAACAGTCTTCCTGTAAATATGGCGACTTGATAATAAGAAAGGGCGACATTTCTGCCGCCTTTCCGTCACGCTCTTAGCTGAGATTACTCTTCAGCTAAACTCTTGAAAAAGTCGAGAGAGTCATCAGAATCCCCCTCAGTTTCAAAAGATGGTGATGGAGCTACCTTAACTTCAGGAGCTTGACGCTCTTTAAATTTAGGAGTATACTCCACCCCCACACTGTTGTCCTCGGCAGCAGAGTTGCTGGGTGCGTGTGTGCTGCCATCAAGACCTAGAACCTTATACAGCTTTGCTTTCAGTTCGTTATAAGTCTTGAAGTTTTTAGGATCAACAATGTCTGCAAGGGAATGCTCTTTAGTCCAAACTGCTTCCATCTCCTCGTCTGACAGTGCGCCAGAGCTACCAGTAATTGGAGCTGCTGAGGCAAATTCAGATTTATCGTAGTTACGATATCCTTCAACTTGACGGATTTTAAGTTTGAAATCAGCGCCTTCCCATAGATCAAAGGGGTTTGTTGGTGCTTCATCAGCAAACTGAGGATTCATTGTATCGTTCAGTTTGTCGAAGATTTTCTTACCAAACTTATACAAGAACACTTGACCTTCACGAGAAGGGTTCGCACTATCTTGTACAACGTAGATATTTGCAACGTAGTTCAAGCGGCGCTTTTGCTTACGAGCAGTCTCCTTATCATCATCATGACCAGAGTTCCATAGCTTAGAGTTATACTCAGATACTGGATCGTCTTGACCAAGAGTTGTGAGAGAGTTCTCAATGTACCAGCCACCTGGTCCTTGAAACCCGTGATCCCAATATCGCACGAAAGGCAAATCCTCGCCTGTTGGTGCGGGCAAAAAACGAATTACTGCGTAGCCATTTCCAGCTTTATCAACTTCAGGCTTCCAGAAATTAGCAGAGTCTCCATAATCTTTTTTTGAGTTACCCATAGTGGATAACTGGTCGTTCAACTGATCGAATGATGAAGAACGTGCTTTTTTTAGTGCTGCGAAAGATGATGTCATTTTGTGATACCTCAGTTTAATATGCGATTTATTTTACGATTTATGTTACGGTTTTGTCCTGCGTTTTATACTGCGATTATTATAAAGTCGTTATCATGGCTGTCCCCCTTTGTTGTGTTAATTATACACTAATGCTGTGTATTTGTCAAGACATATGTTACGCATTTTGACTTTATCATAGTCTAAGAATGGTTTGTATTTCTTGACAGTATTATTTATGCTGGGATAAACTATCGTGTCGTTGATAGCAGTAGTCCAGTACTTAAAGCAACCCGTCAGGTCATCAAAAATGATAAGGGTCTCAATGCTTATCTTCTTTGAGTTGTACAGTTTGATTACATTAGGGTACTGGCCATCTTCAACTAAGAAGTTGGAGTTAAAGTCCACGTCGAGTTCTTCAAGATCATTCGTAAAGATGTAAGACAAAGACTGTTGCCTCTTTGCCCACTCGGTATAACAGGTGTTTGCATCCTCGCTATCAATCAGATTACCAATCCAAAGATCGGGGTTCTTAACGAGATTTGCTAACACGAAGTTTTTAGAATCCTTACGCTTTGCTAGTTTATAGAAAAAGAACTTGTCTTTCCTGTTTTCAAAGCTATCCACACTTAACCGCATTTTACCACCATACTTAATAAAGTCATAGCTGGTGGTAAAATGCTTCTTCATTGCCATGTAATAAGTATAGAGGTCAAACGCCTCCCTAGTCGAATACATAGACATTGGTGTCATATCGGCAACCTTACCAATTTTTCTACCATGTTGAGATCCTCAGCCTCTCGATAAATCTTAGCTTTTAGAACTGGTGAACGTTTAATAATCTCTCCTATCACCTCTATATCAAGGTTATGCCGTTCAGCATAGTCAACGACTGCATCGATGTATGGCACTCCTTTAGTAATAAGCGATGCGATATCATTCATAATGAACTCAGAGTTTAACTTATTAAGAATTTCTAAATCTTGATTATCTGGAATTTTCATGCACTCCTATCCGTGAAGAACTTTAATACCACGAACCCAACTATCGGCAACATCTTCCACATAGCTGATGTGGCCGTTAGGAAAAGATTCAACCATAAACGGCTTATTGTCGCCAATACTGTTATAGTATTCTATACGCAATACGCCGTCAACGTTAACAACTTCAGCCCTAGGGCTTTCAGGAGACTCTTTATAAAAAGTTGAGATGATCTTATTCACAATACACTCCTTCTATTCGTTAGATAGTAACGGTTTCCATTAGTGCTTCGAGTTCTTCAATCTCAGAGACAACTTCAGCCATGTTTTGTTTATGATAGATTCGAGCCATTTTGCCAAGATACTTTTTAGGAATGTCTACGTCTTCTGCCAGAGAAGACAGTGCTTCCTTAACAAAACTGCGTTCTGATTCCTGTCGAAGATATGAACCACTAATTTCGTCCATACAGTCTTTGATGCGTTTTTTATCAGCATCGGTTGAGGGTATAATAATTCCAGTCATACTATATTCACCTTGGTAAGTTAAAGTTGATAGAGCCACTTTTCTGTTTCTAGGTAAGTGGCCAACCCACCAGGTTTATGCGGCTAACGCATATCCTGTAGGAGCAAAAGTATCTTCTGCATTTACGGTTTTGCTTCTTTAACCGGGAACTCCCAGTCCTTAAGGTCTTTAGCATTGACCTATCCTCCACATAATCTCAATCTGTTTGTCGAATCTGCATCAGCCCCATCATAAAAACACTAACAATGCTCTTATGGTGGAGCTGTTGGGTGCTGCCCCCAAGTCCAAACAAATTTACTTTATGCCTCAACGAATTACTTACATAGTATATCTCATTCATAGACGTTTGTCAAGTACTATTCTATATTTCTGGAAACAAAGATTCGTTCACGAATGCATCAACATCGTCTTCGTTTAGGCCCAGGCTTTTCATCACGGCTGGGGTGTGAGGGTTTTGCTTTTGATAATGGGCATAGTTGTTCTGTGCGGCTGCACCCATTTCAACTGTAGAGTATCCGGAGTAGTCGGCTACATTCTCTAGATAGTACCCCAGAGTCTCTTCAGCAGTACTGCATATCTGCGCTATTTCGTTCGGTTCCTTGATCATACCAGCAGCTATCATATGATCAGTGAAGATTGCTTTAGCCCAAGGAGGGAGCTCTCTCTCTCGCTTC